AGATCGAACCCTTGTTTGGCAATGCTTGCCGCTACTTCATTTAGGTTTCTACGTATAATAACGGTTGGCGCATCCCAGCGTTCCTGAAAGTCCGTAAGAAAAAGACTGCAATCTGAATTGCCTTTTAATTTCGGCATTCTTTCATAAAATTGTTTTTTGCTTAAACCGTATAGAAATTCGTGTTCACATTCGAGATACAGAGAAAACCAGGACGTTCGACATCTGGGCAGCCCGGTAACAAAAAACACTATGATTCCACGCCGTCTGGATAATCCCTTTCCATAGACTGTTGCGCCGGACCCGCCATGATTTCAAATCTCGCGATTTGTACACCTTGGCTTAACAAGTAATCTTTGAATTCTGCTCGCATGATTTTTGAATAACCTTGCCTACGCTTTTTGGGATGCACCAAAATATTGTCTATTGTGTACCACATAATTCCAGGCGAATAAGTGATTAGACCTATTCCATCCCAAAAGACGCATTTCTCGTCATCACGATCTATCCAGCGCCTAACCCAACGCTTAACATCATCTAAAGTAATGGGTTCTTTGCCTGAAAACGCATCCCAATCCTCATAACATTCAGCAATAAACCTAATGTCACTAAGTACAGGCGCTCTCATTTGCTGCCCCCAGTCACCGGTACTGTGCCGGAAAGCGAGCGGTCATTTGCATTCCACGTCACAGCATCAGTAACTATTGATCCATCCGACAATGTAACCGTGATATCGGCTCTAGCATTTGCCTCTCCATCGCCAACCAAAACAAACGAAGTCGGCAACCCCGTGTTTGAGACATTCGTTATTGAAATTGTTCCTGCACCAGGATTTAAAAGCCCGTTTAACGTTCTAGTCGCTAAAACTAACCCATCTTTATCGATGAACTCCATCAAAATATCTTTATCACCAGCCACAAAAACACCAGCAGCATCGCTATTAAAAACAACGGTATTCGGTGTTGATTTTCCCTTGACAGATGTCGAAGCCGCAATGTTTATATCTGTTTCAGTCTGATCGTACCCTTCCCAAAGTACTCGCCAGAAATCTGGAGTTAGTCGGCCATCACTATCAACAATACGCCTACCACTATAACCAACAAGCCGCTTTATTAGCGCCTCAAGTGACAATGGCGTCAACCAATGAATATCGTGCGTTATCTGTCATCGTAATCTTAAGAACGCGCTGATTATCATAAAATCCACCAAGGCCAAGGAATTTAACCTCTGTCGTATAATCCCCCTGAGCCCCTATACTGGCTTCTATGCGGCCACCATAAGTTCTGCCGCTATCGTCCGATATCTCTATAAAAACCTTGTCAGGATCAACAGGGTTAGAGCCTGAGCCCGTCTCGAACAATAAAGTTAAACTAGCTATCGTTGCGTATCCATTTGCTCGGACAGGACCAATAGTTCTAGTTCGTACAAGCTCATCACCGTTATGACTGAATCCACCAAGCGTATATATTTTGCCATCAGCGCCACCCACATACTCTTTGCTATAAACAGATGCATGGTGATGGTAGACACTATCCAAGCGATCCCTAGACTCTCGTGTATGCCAGGCTTTATTCGGATCAGGAATCGACGCGTCATAAACAATGGTCAATTCGCCTGGGAAATTCAGATAATAGAAATCGTGCCCCTGCCAGGTGTGAGCAAAGCCTATCGGATCTACCGTTGTTTTGGATATCTGATGTTCAATGCCAAAATTAGATACACGTAGCGGCTGAAATCCATTCGCACGATAAACGACACCATTATTGCCTAACCAAAAAACAGTGTTGTCTAATTTAGCTGGCGAAAATACGCCCTTACAACCTTTCTCAATGAATGCCTGGCGTTGGAATGGGTTTGTTGCATTGCCGACATTAAACCAAATCTCAATCGTTTCAGTTCCGAAAAGCCAAATCTCTCGATGATCAACAATTAATGTAACTAAATTGTCCGGAGAACCTTCTGCCGTTGCGAAATCAATACCCGATATCGTTTCAAAATCATTAATTGTAGTGAATCTAAAACGACCCGAATCCTTTTCGACCAATAATCCATACCCATCTAAAAAATCTGATTTTGACGTGTTTGGAAAGTCAGGGTCGGCGATGGCTGTTAAAACATTCGTCTCTTTTTGTGCAACCCAGCCCTGCCCATTCGATACAATTAATAACTCGAAAATGTTGTTAGATAGTGATGCAGTTAAACCATCGTTTGTTATCGTTCCAAGCAGAGTGGCTACGTTCGCAGGAGAGATTCGGTAAACACTATCGCCTGCAACAGCATACAGCCTGTCCCACGCGCTTTTCATCGCACGAATAGGCTGGCCAAGATCTACAGCCAATTCTGTGCCTGGCGCCCCCTGCTGTGAAACAACACCATCCCCAATTTCTGGGTAGCAGTTAATCGACTGTTGAGCAGATATTATTCGACTAGCGCCTTCATAGGCGCCACCTGCGAATGGAATGGATTGCATTAGTAATTAGCCGGTTCGTTTTCGACAAAATCAGACGGGCCAACGACCGCTGCGAAAAATTTGTTCTTTGCTCTTTGCGATAGTATTTCTCGATCAGCAGCACTCCTGCGTGTATCAAATTGATCGAATACCGGTGAATAAATAAATAAAGGGACCAAAAGCCCCATGCGTTCTTCAGGAACACTGTTTTCGTCAGTCGGATCAAAATCTAACTGGATGTGCTCATCCAACTCAACAAGATAGTCCTGCAACGCAAGCAGCAACTCTTGGTAGATACTTCCTCCCAAATCTTGACCCGCTCGCTTTAAACCAATCCTAAAAGCTGCGCGCTGAACTATGTCGCGGTGCGTTCTCATTTAACGGCTTTCTTTTTTTTGCTTTGTCGGTATGTAGAAACCGCCTTGCCATCTTTGAAGAACATGCCTTGGTACATTACCCCTTTAGAAGGCGCATCTTTTTTCATCTTTACTCCAAGAAAAAAAGGGGGCCGAAGCCCCCGTTAATTTAGGCGTCTGCTACACCAGCCGTGTAAACAGTAACCATCCCTTCCTGCGCGCTAGAGTCGCGGAATATCTTTTGGATGTCATCCTTAAACAAGATGCCAACACCCGTATCGAACTCATAATCCGTTTCACTCTTTTTGGTGAATTTAGGACTCATGCCAATACCCCAACCAACTGCCATTTGTCCACAGAGGTAGTTAGGCGCAACATCAATGCCAGCAGCGCCAGCACCAGCGATTACAGAGATTTCAGGTACTTCACGGTAAATAATACCGTCCTTAATCAAATCCCCACCGGTAAACAAAGGGTTGTTCGCCCCTCGGCTCCACGCTTCACGCGTTGCTTGCTGCATAGACGTGCTCACGCTCAAATCGCGAAAGGACAAGCTATTGCAAAAGCAAACAAACCATTCCTCGTCGTCGTTAGCCCGTAACGGCTTGATGTGGGAATCGGCTGTTTGAGCCCGACGTTTAGCTAATGACCCAATTTCAGGAGTCAAAACATCAGCAACCGCATCAACCGTAGCCAGCGCAACACTGTGGTCATTAGAACTGCCGTTCCCGACCGCAGCACCAAACAACACTCGGTCCGCGTTGTTCGTTAGCCATGTGTCCTTAGCCGCCTCTGTAGCCGTGGCGTATGAACTGTAGGTCGTGCCGTTATAGATGGCCCCAAGAGCCTCTAATACGAGGTCCCGATGCTGATCTTTAGCCCATTGCGATAACAGTGGCCGCATAACACCAATTGGATCGAAATTCGGCTTGTCAGCTTCTTCTTTTTCAATCGATATTGCATGGCGTCGATAAGTTGGTGTCAGTAACCAGGCTGAATCACCATAGTTTTCTTCATTACCAACCAGCGTATTACCGCCACCTGTTTGGCCTGCACCAGTGAGCTTGTTAATCAATGGGATCGAGATAGGCTGGCGTCCTGTCACAGCTTCCGTTTTCTGGAAAATGACATTGTTCATGCTCGAACCTGTGTATTTCGAGAAACGGTTATTTCTCGTCCATTCCATGATGAAATCACGGAGGTGACGGGTATTCGTGTTGCCCGTCGCAATTGTTGTGTCAGCCATTTTTGAATAACCTCAATTTCAGAGGTTTAGAATTATTTCCTTCGGCGACTAGCGTCTTCACCAGTTGCTTCAGCAATGAAATCCAATCCAATGGATTCACTTGTATCTAAACCCGCATTACCTTGTTTAGCCAATGACGGTGATATTGCGTTATCCACTTCTGCGCTCTGCTTTGCCTTTGCTTCTTTGTCTGCATCAACTTCAGCCAAGATTTTAGCTCGTTCTTCTTGTCTGATTTGCTCTCTAAGTTCTACCGGATCAGCTTTTAACATTTCAAACTTTTTGCCCTGCTCATAAGCAAATAAAGCCGGATTTTCGGCAGTATTGAACTGATCCACTAAGACTGAGTTTTCCTTAGCTTCTTCATAAAAGATGCTTTCGTACTTGTCGTAATCTTCGTGAACTGTAGAAATTAGATTGCGTGACATAGATATTCTATCTCTATGCCTCTCTTTTGCATTCAAAGCACGTTCTTGTTTGAAGCGCTCCTCCTGACGTTGATTAAACCCTTCAGGGTCGTCAATAGGATCAGGCATTGGCTTTCTATTAAGATCGTCTAGCTGTTGTTGCAACTCATCAGCCCTGCCCTTTTCAGACTGGAACTTTTTGTTAGCATCTTCAGCTTTTGCAAGCATTGCAGAATGTTGTGGATCAATGCCCTTTATATCGTCGGCTTCTGCTGTTGATTCGTCAGTTTGAGCTTCGGTTTTATCCTCCACCTTTTCCTTCGTCTCGTCAGTAGATTCTTCTGCAGTAGAGTTGTCTGTTTCTTCTACAGACAAATCAGCCATTGCTAAAACCGAATCAGATATATCTTCACTCATTATTAACTTTCCTTTACGCCCGAAACCCGGCGGCGGTAATACGCCCGTTAAAACTCGGCGGCAGTTTACACAGACCTCTGTGCGTAGTTCACGCCCGAAACCCGGCGGCGGTTAAGCTGCTATCTTCATAAATTGTTCAATAACAGCTAAAATTATTTCATCATCTTCAGACGAGTCATGTGCGCTGGAAATGTATTCCTGCTCATCCGCAGATATCGTTGGAGCGAACGTGTTGTACGTTTCTGCCCCGACAGGGACCTCCACCGCAATATTCCCGCCAATAACAACAATCGGCGCTAGACCCGTATAGGTTTGCACCGCTGTCGGCGGCACGACAACTTGCTCGTCAGAAACCTGAACAGACGGTACTTGGCCAGAATAAGCAATGTCACCTACCGGAATAACCACAACCTGGTTATCCCCAATGACAATTACCGGAGCAAGTCCCGTATATGTTTGCGTCCCTTCGTCTGGGGTAACAATCTGGTTGTCAGTAACAGTAATGTCAGGCGCGGAGGTTGAGTAGCTTTCCAGCCCTACAGGAACGTCCACGCTTTGGTTATCTGTCGCAAGCGCAACCGGCAATAAACCTGTGTAACTCTGCGACCCTACAGGAACTTCTACTAGCACAGATCCCTGTGCCGATATTGCAGCTAGATTGGCCTGCGGGAAGCTATGTAGATAATTAAGCCTGACCAATCCATTTAGTGCATTGAATTGATTAGTGCCAAGGGTCGATGTTTTTCTTATTACAACTTCTGGCGCAAGCCCGGTATATGCTTGCGTTGCAGTTGGCACGACTACGCTAAAACCGCTGCCTAAATCTTGCAGCGTGTCTAAGTTAATGCCCCAAAAACCAGACCAGCCAGGTTGTACCTCTAGCCGTCCGCCGTCTTCACCTCCTGCAAGTTCTTGTACACTAACACCGACGTCATCACCTGACAGCAACGCTCGAAATCCAAGAATGTTTGCTGACCAACCAAAAGTATCTGTAGATCCTTGGTTATTTCGACAGTAATCTCCGCCGAATATATCAGTATCTTCTACGCCATTGACAGTCAGTTCAGCTTCGGCCGTCCACCGCGAAGTCGTGCCTACAACCTCTTGAGCCGCCGATATATTCGCGCCGAATAACGCGTCCATTGCGACCTCGGCATTCATAGCCTGATCTGTAGATCGCGTCCAGCTTGCTGCATCGTTGACCGTGATATCAGCAAGTCTTGTAATAACTTGGTCCAAAGGGCCTGTTACGTTTAGATCAACCCCACCAGTACCATCTACGCTATGAAACACTTCGGCTGAATCGTTAAGCTCTATGACACAAAGCGAGTGATCGCCTAATACCGGTGTCGAACCGTCTACATCAGCTCCACCAAGCCCGGCAGTAATGCCATCACCTCGATAGCAAAACTGGTCAATTGTTATATCTGTTGTTGACCTCTCCAGCAAATGAGTAAACATATCGCCGGACTCATCATTCGAGCCGTTTCTGTAATAACTATAAGCTTTGGCGGCATCTTCTTTAGTGCCATCGATCCTCAGCCCATGCCAGCGCTGAGTTCTACCTCCACGCCCTTCAAAAAACTGATTACCTAATATCAGGTATTTTTTATTGTCACTTTTGACAGTAACGACATTTGAAACTATTTCTATGGCCGCAACATCAGACTGAAATACTGCGGAAAACCCAGTCACTTGATTAGGGCTGATCCCGCCATAAATTGCCGATGACGAACTGCTGTAAAGCCCAATATTTGAATAATAGAGTGGTATTACATCGAAACTTGACCGAATTGTTCCGCCACCCGGTGCGTCAGTATCACGTTTCCACTGGAATTGAAAAGTGGCACTAGCGCTCGGAGTATCAACAAATGACCAACAGCTAACATACGCTCTATCCTCCGACGCGTCTCTGTTATACCCACCGGTAGCGCCTCCAACGAAATTACCAGCGCCAGAAGCTTGTACAATCCGTCCTTGAGGGTTATTCCTGCCACTACTGGTGTCGTTAAACTCAAACCTGCCGACAAGCAAATAGCCATCCGCAAGACCTGACGCCGGTAATGTGACCGTACTGGTAGTAGACGCCCAAGAATATCCATCATTGCGCGCTTCTGTTGGGAATAACGCGTTCGGCACCGTCCATGCTGTAGTCGGAAGTATTAATACCGATCCGCCGGTCCAGCGTCCTAGCATTATACGACCTGTTTAGCCGTAACTTTTTTTATGTTGCTGTTTGGATTGCTAGTAAACCGCTCAATATCAAATGAGTATTCTCTCGGCTTTTCAAGTTCAGTTAAGCGCTGCTTTATCTCGTCTAAATCACTACTAAAATCTGGAAATGTTGGGATTTGCGGAAATTGTATATCAGCCACTTCTCTAGCCAACATCTGCTGGCCGATCATTACGTCAGTAAAATCAACGGGTTTAATGGCCTCTTGAACCTGGCTTAATGCATCAGTAATACTCGACAGATCTAACTCTTTAGGCGTGGGAATAGCTTGTATTGCTAGTTCTATCCTGCTTTGTATGCTGACGAGCATCTTTTTTATTTTATCCTCAGACAGGTCACTAGCCGTGTCGCTAATTGTTTGTTGTAGCTCACGAAGAGTGCTATTTAACTCATTAATACCGCTTGTAGCAAACGCCTCACCTAGCGGTATAGGTTTTTTAGCCTGCCTAAGTTCTATGAGTTTTTGTAATGCGTCGGCCATCTACAGACCTATTTCCATTTGCACAATCTGGTTTTCTAAAAGCTGGCCATCAGCGTCGGCATTGTCTTTCCTAGCTTTAGCTA